TCAATAAAAACTTAGTAGCTAGATTAATAGCAGATGCGGCAGATAAGTTCATTACACTTCGTATATTTGGATGTTTTGGTTCAACAGAATGGTCTAGTAGACTACTCAAAAGATTTATTCAAACACCGAATTTCGTATTAGAGAATGATAGATATTTTGATTATGTAAGCATTGATGATTTTTTAACTGTGGTAAAGCATGTTATTGATAACCGTATTACTGCTTTAGACTGTAATGTTGTTTATGATGAAAAGATATTATTGAGTGAGTTTTTGAATAGATTTTGTAAGGTTCATGAAAAATATTCCAAGTTCGTTGTAAGTAGTAATTCATACAAAAATTATACTGGTAGTTCTGCTAAATTAAATAGTTTATGTTTACGATTAAGTGGACTAGATGTAGGATTAAAAAATTATCTATGAAAAAAATTGTTTATGTTACGGGTTGTTTGGGATTTATAGGATATCATGTTACTAAAGCTTGTTTAGCGCAGGGTTGGTTTGTACGTGGAATAGATAAATGCACTTATGCTGCTAATCAAAATTTTTTAGATGAACTTAAAAAGCATCGTAATTTTGTATTTGAACAAACGGATATCAATGATTTAAAACGTCTATATGATTGTGATTACATCATTAATCTTGCCGCTGAAACTCATGTAGATAACAGTATAGAAAATAGTGACGACTTCGTTAAAAGTAATATTAATGGAGTACATAATTTACTAAAATTAATAGCTGAAAAAACAAAATCACGAAGACCCGTATTTTTTCACTTCAGCACGGATGAAGTTTATGGTGATATTAAAAGTGGTAGCCATAAAGAAACTGATTTATTAAAGCCAAGTAATCCATACAGTGCTACTAAAGCAGCGGCTGATATGCTTATACTTGCATGGGCAAGAACATTTGACTGTCCCTACATTATAGTAAGACCTACAAATAATTATGGAATTGGTCAATATGTAGAAAAATTAATACCAAAATCTTGTAAGTATTTAAGTATTGGTCGTAAAATTGATTTACACGATAAGGGACTGCCTATAAGAACATGGTTACATGCATCTGATACTGCTAATGCCGTTATTACAATAATCAAATCTGGAAATTTGAACGAAATTTACAACATCAGTGGTAATATAGAAATGCCTAATATAGAAGTGGTAACAAAGATCGTTAAACTTTTTAACGGTGATAGTGATATAACTTCATATATTACCGACACAACTAGACAAGGACAAGATGTACGATACAGTATAGATGATCAAAAACTTAAATCTTTGGGCTGGAATCCAGCTGCAAACTTTGACAATGAACTTAAAAAAATAGTAAAATACTATAAGAACAATTTTATTTGGTGAAACATGGAAGAAATACTGAAATTAGTGCAAGAATATATCGACAACAAACATGCTAACAAAAAATGGGAAGCAGGTCGTGACTTTGTAAACTATGCAGGTGCATATTACGACAGTGATGAGTTTGTTGCTGGAGTAAAAAGTTTATTGAATGGCTGGCTGGTATTAGGTGATGCTGGTCAAAAGTTTGAACGTGAATTTCCAAAACAATTCGCTAAGCGTTATGGCATAGTAACAAACAGCGGAAGTTCCAGTAATCTACTAATGATGTCCACACTAACTAGTAAGCGTGGATATAATTTCCCACCAGGCACAAAAGTACTAATGCCTATTGCAGGATTTCCAACTACACTTAATCCAACATTACAAGTTGGGTTTACACCTGTATTCGTAGATATAGAACTTGATACTCTAAACTTAGATTTAGATCAAGTCGAGCGAAAACTACAAGAACATCCAGATATTAAAATAATCACATTTGCTCACGTGTTAGGTAATCCACCAAACATGGCACGATTAATGGATCTTGTTAAAAAATACAATCTTGTACTATTAGAAGACTGCTGCGACGCACTCGGTAGTACATATGAAGGTAAGCCATTAGGCAGTTTTGGATTGATGTCCAGTTGTAGTTTTTATCCAGCACATCACATGACTATGGGTGAGGGTGGATTTGTTGCAACTGATGATCCACAAACGGAAATCATAGTTCGTAGTTTTCGTGAGTGGGGTCGTGGTTGTTATTGTGTTGGCCCTGAGGCTAATAAACTAAAGTGTGGAACGTGTGGTAAACGATTCAACAATTGGATACCTACATTACCAGATGAAATCTTTGATCACAAATATGTGTACGATGAAATAGGTTACAATCTTAAACCTATTGAATTGCAGTGTGCTATGGGATTGGAACAACTTAAAAAATTACCAGAAATACATAGACTCCGCCGTAGAAATTATCAACTGTTATTTGACATCTATAGCAAATATGAAGAATTTTTCCATCTACCTAGAGCACAAATGAACAGTGATCCTAGTTGGTTTGCATTTCCTATTACCATTAGAGCAGGCGCACCGTTTTCTAGAAATGATATGGTAGATTATTTAGAGAATAACTTAATACAAACAAGGCCATATTTTGCTGGTAATATCATGCTTCAACCGGCATATAGTCATCTTATGAATCCTCTAGATGCAAAAAATAATTATCCTAACAGCACACATGCTATGTTAAACACATACTTTCATGGAACAAGTCCTGTTATCAGTGAAGAACAAATTGCATATATAGGACATCATGTAGATAACTTTATGAGTTTGTTTGTATAACAACAATGTTTAAAATTTACGCGCCAGCATTTCGACCAGAGATTGCTGGTATTGTGGCTCTTTACAATTTAAGAAACGATTTATTGACGTTAGGATACAGTGCTGAAATTGTAGAATGGAATACACAAACGATAATTCAGCATGATGACATCATAGTATATCCTGAAGTTATCAGTGACAATCCATTGTGGGCAAAAAATGTTGTCAGATACATGTTAAATAAAGATGGTGTTCTGACGGGTCAACACATTAATTTTGGACCTACAGATTTTATTTTTACTTGGAGCGACTTATATCATAAAAATGCTCATGCCACACTATATAAATTCGACGTGGATTCTTTCTTTAACGATACAGGTACAGTGCCTGCACTTGATAGAAATATTGATTGTACTTACATAGGAAAAGGTGGTATTTACGGTATATGTTCCACTGTAAAATCAACTATTCTTATAGACAAAACTAATCCGATTAGTAAAATCGCTTTAGCTGAATTACTACGTAATACACGTTTCCTCTACACATATGATGTATGTTCTTCTATTACTAATGAGGCAGTATTGTGTGGAGCAATGTTAGTACCACTTAGTTGGCAGCCGTATAGCGCACAAGAATTTGACAATTCTGAGCATAAATTTCCCTACATTACTATAGATAACAATATGATCAGTATGCCAATTGATTACTCTGCACAAAGACAAAAACTTATACATAAAATTATTCATCACACTGGTGAATACTTGCAAAAATTGAATATTGTCGTGAATAAAATGTTCAATCATTTTGGAATTACTCAATAATTTTATTTGACAATAAATCGGTTTGATCATAGAATGTGTTCCTAGACAGTTGAGAAACACGGAGTTAGAAATGGCTAAGAAGCAAAAGCTAAAGGTTCTGGATGTTGTTGTTACCAAGTTTGGTACGGTGACCGTTGTTACCGAGGTCACTGACCGCGGAGATGTCAGCATTGCTCTTCCTGCTACTTCCAGACAAAAGGTGGCTTGGTATAAGCCCGAAGAACTTCACAGGATCGGCACTTTGGCTGAAATTGTTGCCCTTGCAGGCAAGACTCCTTCGAAGGAAGACTTGAAGACCATTGTGCCCGAAAAAGTCAGTGATATTCGTGGTCTTGAACGAGTTCTGGACCTTTTTGTTGATCGTTAAACAGGAGTTAGAAATGTCCTCAATTCATGAAATTACCCGCAGCATCATGTTCGGTGATCTGACCAATGATGAACTGACCGCAGTTATTGATGCAGTAAAGTTTGCTAGGGCTAATCTTGCCAAGCAGGTCAAGTATACCTTGGTCAAGGGTAGTCGTGCAAAGTTTCGTAATAGTCGCACCGGTCAGATTATGATTGGTGAAATCACTGAAGTAAAACGTAAGTTTATTCATCTTCGCGTTGATCATTCTACCTGGCGAGTTCCTGCAAATATGTTGGAGGCAGCATGATTATTACGTTGTGTATCATGTTTAGTCCTATCATTCTGATGGGTGTAGCAATTCTTGTAGCTGGAGAATTCTAACGGAAAGAGCATTGACATTGTTTGGTGTAGCAATCGTTATAATTGTTGTAGTAGGTCTACTACTCAGTCTTCCAGTTATGCTGCTTTGGAATGCATGCCTAGTCCCTGCAGTGTCCGGTCTAAGTGAAATTGAATGGCTACAAGCATGGGGTATTATGATACTGTGCGGACTACTGTTTAAATCATCTTTTCTCACCAACAAAGATTGACAATAAATCGGTTTAGTCATATAATGTGTTTCTAGACAGTTGAGAAACACGGAGCAAATGATGCAAAAACCTCTCAATGTGGTGTCCCTGAAACTGTGTGAGTATGACCGTCAGCGCAAGGTGTTGAAGCTGGCCAGCGAATACATGGGTATGCCGGCACAATTTATTGTTCGCAGTCATCACACTGGCAAAGAAATTCGTTTTGCCGTTGTCAGGGCCGAAGATCCGCTGTTTAATCAGGACGGCTGGGACGGTGAAATGTGTGTCTATCGTCCTATTGGCAACGTGCCGAATGTTGATCATATGATCATTTACCACGCATGGTAATTTGACAAATATTCTCATACCAGATATACTGTATTCATCGTAAACAAAACAGGACTTCACGGAATGTCATACGTTGTTTATCATCGCAAATCCACCCAACTCATCAAATCGTTCAAGCTGGAGAGTGCTGCCAGGCGTAGCAAAACCTGCATGAATCGCAATGCCGGAGCCGATGAGTACGCATATACGTTGGAAGAAATGTATCACAAAGAAGTGGTCAAGAAGATCAAGGTCAAGAGCCTGATGACCGGCCAAGAAGTCGAAATTGATAGCAATACTCCCTGGAGTTGCCGTCCAGACTCTGAATCATACTGGTCAAATTAAAATAATTTGACAAATATTCCCATACCAGATATACTGTATTCATCGTAAACAAAACGGAGCTTCACCAAATGGCTACTATTCAAGTTATCAACGGTACGTATCGTGGTTTTGACGCCAGCGGCATGACCTTCGAGCTGGTCAACCAACTGCGCAAGACCGGCAAGTCCAGCTTTGTCACTGTCAAGAATGGTGAGAATTTTCCTGGCTATCCCGACACTATCCGTGTGAACGTGGAAAGCACTGCCGACTATCGTATGATCAGTGGCGAAGTCGCTACTGTTGCCGAAAAGGCTGAGGTCAAGGTTGCCGAAACCGATGATCAGGCGATGGATCGGATCGCTAGCCGTTTTGCTATCCTGGATGAAATGTCCCAGGCTTGCATTGCTGGTGATATTCGTTCCATGATCGTTACTGGCCCTCCTGGTGTTGGTAAGTCTCACGGCGTTACGCTCCAACTGGAGAAGGCTACCCTGTTCGATAAGATTGCGGGCAAGAAGGCTCGTTATCAAATTGTCAAGGGTACCATGAGTGCTATCGGTCTGTTTGCTCTGCTGTACAAGTATAGCGATCCTAAGAATATCCTGATTTTTGATGACTGCGATATCTGGGAAGACCAGGACGCTATCAACATTCTGAAGGGTGCTCTGGATTCTGGCAAGTCGCGCCGGATTTCCTATAACAAGGACAGCCGTATTCTGCGTGAGGAAGGTGTGCCGAACACCTTTGAATTCAAGGGTTCTATTATCTTCATCACCAACAAGACCTTCGACAATCAACGTTCTTCCAAGATTCAGCCGCATCTGGACGCCCTGCAGTCCCGTAGCCACTTTCTGGATCTGACGATCAATACCGATCGTGATAAGATGCTCCGTGTCCGTCAAGTGTATCGTGATGCTGATCCTGGTCTGTTCGTGGACTATAATTTCTCCAAGGAACAAGAGAATATGGTTCTGAATTTTATGTGGGATAATCATACCAAGCTGCGTGAAATCAGCCTGCGTATGACCATGAAGATTGCGGATCTGATGAAGATCAGTCCCAACAATTGGCAAACTCTGGCCAAGGCTACCTGCATGCGTTAAATTGTATCGGGAATTTGGCAGACAAATTCCCGATATTTTTATACTGTGAACACAGTGATTTCAATTCTCTAATCGGAATAAATAGTATGATATAAGAAAGAATAATATGCGATCAATAGAGTTGACTGAATCAGGTCTCAGTAGAATTTACAGACTAATTAAAAAACATGATTATGGTATCATTACCGCGTATAGATATGCGCCAGAATGCGGAACAGGTGAACCATATACATACGATCAAAATCAAAAAAGAAATGCTAATTTATTAAACAAATTAAGAGCCCGTGGTTATGGTGTGACTGCTATCAAAGGTAGTTATATTGAAAACTATGGCTCGGAAAATGCCCGTGAAGTAGGTGAAAATAGTTTTTTCGTGATTGATATTCAAGATTCACGTAAATTGCGTGATGATCTTCTACAATTAGGAGAAGAATTTGAACAAGATAGTATTATCTTTGGCTCAGCGGGTGAAAATGGATCTTTGATTGGCACAAATAATTGCCCTTCAGGATATCCAGGTTATCATAATGAAGTACCTCAGGGTGATGCCATATTCGGTAAAACTGGTGAGTTTATGAGCAGGGTAAAAGGACGGCCATTTGTGTTTTCAGAATCACAGGAACTAGTAGAATACGGTGTGGCAAAATATCCATCAGAATTACGAGGCCCCGTTACAATGAGTAAGAAACGATGGACCGATATGTGATTTGACAAATAATCGTTTTGGTTATATAATGTCACTCTAGACAGTTAGATAACGGAGTAGATGAAATGAACGGACAACCTGAAGCCCTGCGGTTGGCTGATGATCTTGAAATTGATTACGCTGGAGAGGTTGTGGCATATAAATCTGCTGCCGAACTGCGCCGCCTGTACGCAGCGAATCAGGAACTGATTGCAGCGTTGAAAAATGCCGTTGCCGTGATTGGCCTTGCCGAAAATTCAGTAAGGTGCAACTACTACAGATACGAACGGGAATTCCGCGCTCTTATTATCAAAATTGAAACTCAGTGAAGGGAAACAAAATGTCCGAACGTAAAATGGCTACGATCCGCCGGATTGATGAAATTCGTCCGATTGAAGGTGCGGATGCTATTGAAGCTGCTGTGGTTGGCGGCTGGGTAGTTGTCATCAAGAAGGGTGAATTCAAGGCAGGTGACCTTGCCGTCTACCTGGAAATTGATTCTTGGGTTCCTCATGAAATCGCCCCATTCCTCAGTAAGGGTCAAGAGCCCCGTGAATACAATGGTGTCAAGGGTGAACGTCTTCGCACGGTGAAGCTGCGTGGTACTACTTCACAAGGACTTCTACTAAAGTTGGAAGATTGTTTTGATATTGTTTATGAAAATGGTGTCGCGTGTATAAATACTACTGACAGTAAAACTACGAGGTCAGTAAATGATAGTATACAAGATAACCAATAAAGTAAATGGTAAGATGTATGTCGGACAATCTAAAAAGTCAATAGAAGACAGATTTCAACGACATATAAAGGCAGCAAGAAAGAAATGTAACAGATATCTCTATGACACAATGAATCATTATGGCTATGATAACTTTATCATTGAAGTAATTGAGAGAGATATAGAAAAAGAACGAATTGATGAACGAGAGCAATTTTGGATAAAAGAGTTATCCACTCTGATGCCAAATGGTTATAATATGACCAAAGGTGGTGGAGGTGGCTACACGGTTGAGTTTTGGGACGAAGAAAGAAAAAAACAATGGTATCGTAATCAAGGAAATAAGCGAAGAGGAAAAAGACCAACTGAGTGGCGCGAGTCTATTCGTCAAGCATCCTTTCTAAGAGAACAATCAAAAAATGAAGAGACAAAAAAAACAATTTCTGATAAAATTTCTAATACGTTGAAAGAAAAATACGAGAGCGGAGAGATTGAGATAAATGTTCCTGCTCCAAAATTTGGCAAAGATAATTGGAATTACACTGAAGTTGATATAACTGAAGTATTGAAACTTATAAAACTTCAGTGGAAAATGAAAGATATTGCAGAAAAGTTCAATACAACAAAAGCAACAATAGTAAGTAAACTAAAAGCAGCAACCGGTAAAACATTTATTGAATGGAGAAGAGAATATGGAATTAGAGGTTCTTTCGGAAAAGTTCAACGGATTGATCCCGATCAATGATTTGCTTATTGGGGTTGATGTGTCTGAAGCACTTGGCATCCAAAAGTGGGAAGCTCCTATTCCTGCTCAATTGGCTGGTGATGTTGAAGGTGTGTTTCCTACTGTGGTCCCCAAGACTGATCAGGAGCGTATCCAGAACCTTACGGAAGAACTCAAGACTTGGCAAAGTAACAGTGCCTTTACTTGGGAGGTTACTGAAAAGCTCGATGGCAGTTCCATGACTGTATTCGTTCATGGTGATCGTGAAGGTGTTTGCAGCCGTAATTGGGCACTCAAGGAAACTGCTGGTAATACTCTGTGGGCTGTGGCTCGGCGTGAACAGTTGATTGAAAAGATTCGTCAAACTGGTCGCAATCTTGCCCTGCAAGGTGAATTGATCGGTGAAGGTATTCAAGGCAATGCTTACAACGTCAAGGGTCAAGATTTCCGCTTGTTTGATATCTACGATATTGATCGCGGAGAATACCTTGGTCCCCTTGAGCGTCGTGTGTTTGCTGACACTCACGGTATCAAGCATGTTCCTGTGATTGCTACTGAAATGGTGATTGAAGAATGGGTTACTGGCTTGTTGACTATGGCTGATGGTGTTAGCGTACTGAATCCTAAGACCAATCGTGAAGGTCTGGTGTTCAAGTGCAACACATTTGGTGGTCCTAGTTTCAAGGCAATTTCCAACCGGTGGCTCATTAAGAACGATGGTTGACGAATAATCGGAACACTGTCATACTGTATTCAAGTTAGAAAACAGGAGCAAACAAAATGACTGGGTACACTCTTCAAATTTTCAAGGTGATTGATGAAGTCAAGGAACTGGTTGCTGAAGTTCGGTATCCTTACGCTTCTGGTACCGAGATGATGGACACCATCTACGGTGCTCGGCATTTCGGTATCGCTACCTATTTTGAACGTCTGAATCTTCCGAAAGAAAACACCTACGATCTTGACTTCGTCCGATAATTGACAATAAATCCCAAATCGCATATAATGTCTTTCTAGACAGTTGAGACACGGAGCAAACGAAATGATCAACGAAGCAAAAGTCCTGAAAGTTGTCAAGTCTGTGACCAATACCAACGCTTACTTTTACAACGGTACCTTGTTTTTGGAAACCGTTAACAGCAAAATTGCTGTTCGTGTTTTCAATGCAATTTGTGAAAAGATCACGACCGCTGTTGCGTTTGGTAAGTACGATGAAAAAGTGACTACCTACGATTTTCTCGGTTGACAATAAATCCCAAAACTCATATAATGTCTTTCTAGACAGTTGAGAAACACGGAGCAAATTCATGAAGATCGTCATCAGCACTCAAATCCGCGAAAACTACGGCGCCCACGATTGGGATGGCAAGGGTGCTTGCCCGCAGTACTGGAAGTGCAAGGGTGGCGACACCTACGTTGTCCCGAACCTGACGGTTGCTCAGGTCCTCAAGGTCAAGGATCAGGGCATCCCGACCCTGAAGGCTCTGATCGAATCCCGCAATGAGGGTTTCGAGGAGTACGTTGTTGATTGGTCTATCCTCGATGATGACGCCAAGGTCTGTGATGAGTGGGAAACCCCGTTCGAACTGTTCTGGGAACAGGGTCGCTGGATCGCTCGGCGCACCGTCGAGAACGGTGAGTACGGCTACATGCGCCGTGAGGTTGCTAGCAAGTCCGAGCAGTATGACATGCTGATGGCGGGCGGTCGTGAGAACTACCGTGTGGTCTATACGATGCGTAACGGTGATTCGGTCACCGGTGAGCAGGTCTCGGAATATCTTTCGAAGGCTGCTTGAGGCCTGCAGGTTGACAATAAATCCCAAATAACATATAATGTCTTTCTAGACAGTTAGATAACGGAGCAAGAAATGCAAGTTGGTGACATCGTTAAGAGCCTGGATTTCAACGGTATTGACAACTGCTACATGGTTGGCAAGGTTGTCGGTATTCATCATGACGGCACGTTCCGTGCGAAGTTCATCAAGCGTGTTTGGGAAGGCGTTGAAGATCGCAAGTTCAAGACTGATTTCTTCACGGCTCCGCAGCAAGGTCAACAGATGTTTGATCGTGCTCAATCTCCTCGTGTCATTGTTGTTGGTTAATCTTTAACTCAAAGGAAATAGAAATGCATTCTCATCAGCATGGTGTTTGCCCCGTGTGCAACGGCACTGGCCGTGTCCCGGCTGGTAACTATCGTCGTACTGCTGGCTACGACAAGGAAACTGATACTATCGCTTGCCGTAATTGCGGTGGTCAGACCATGAGCATGAAGGCAACGGGCAAGGTTCGTCTGCGTTCTGATGGTACGCCGTGCGAACACAAGTATGTGGCTCATGTTGCAGGTCGCTGCTACGTGGTCTACACCTGTGAACACTGTGGCGATAGCTACGGTATTGATTCTGGTGATTAATCAGAAATTTGGTGGTGTGTTTTTTCAATTTAAAGGAGTAAGTAAAATGGCTAAGGTTTATTTCATGCACGTTCGTAACGTCGATTCCCGTGATCGTATCAGCAACTTTGGCGGTGCCACTATCGCATATCGTGAAGTTCCCGGCGGAGTAGAATTCGCTGAATCATGGTGCAGTGACCGTGACAATTTCAATAAGGCTTACGGTCGTGCTAAGGCACAGGGTCGGCTGAATAGTACTAACTATCGTCGTACTTTCGCTGGATCATTCGTCGAATTCCGTCAGGCTATCGCTGAAAATCGTGTGTAACCCATGTTGAAAGTTATTCTTTCATTCTTGATTCTGTTCGGACTATTTTTCTTTGGTATCACGGCATTTCGTCATGCTACTGAAAAAGAAAAATGGCAGTTGACAAAATTGATTGCCTTTAGTACACTATGTGCTTCACTAACAATGGTAGCTCTAGTGTCTATTGTGCTAATCTTTTAAAAAATTAACTTGTTCCTAAGAAAGGAAATTGTATGAAGTTGTCTGGTATGGATATTGTTGGCCGTGTTGCCTACTTTGCTCTTGGCGTAGCTGCTGCTACTGCTTTTATCTTTGCTGTTGTTCTCTGAAGGGAAATATAAAATGAAGCGTATTTTTAGTGTTGCTATTCTTGCCGCTGCTGTTCTTGCTACGGGTTGCACTCGTATTGAAACTGGTGAAGTAGGCGTTCGTGTGGGCTTTGACAAGCAAGTCAAGCCCGGTGAACTTCAACCTGGTAGTTTTAATCAAACCCTTGTCGGTGACGTATTGACATTCCCGGTAAAGGATGTCAATGTGGCAATTGAGAACATGACTCCTGTTGCTAAGGACAACAGTACCATGAAGGATTTTGATGTTGTGGTAGTTTATAACATCAATCCAAATCAGGTAAGTGAAATTTATTCTACTAAGAACAAGGCGTTTCACGCTATCACCAAGGATGATGTTTATCTGATGTACAATTATGTAGTGCAAAATGCTCGTAATGCAGTTTACAAGGCTGCACGAAAGTACGAAGCACTAGATATGGGTGACAATCGTAGTGAAATGGAGAACTTCATCAAGGAAGAAATTGTTCGTAATTTGACCGAAGAAAAGCTTGATGGTAGTATTGCTATCAGTCAGGTTCTGATTCGTAACGTTGTTCCTGCTGATTCGGTCGTAGCAAGTGCTAATGACCTGGTTCGTGCTAAGAATGAACTTAAGCAAAAGGAAGTTGAAGTCAAGACCGCCGAAGCTGAGGCTCGCCGTATGGCAGCACTGGCTAATAACAGTCAGAGTTCTATTGCTTTCATGCAAGCCCAGGCTCAACTGAATATCAGTGAAGCAGTAAAAGCGGGAAAAGTTCAGACCATTATCATCCCAAGCAACCTAACTATGCTAGGTAGTGTTAAGTAATAACTAGCATAGCATTCGCAGAAAGGTCCTTTGGGGACCTTTCGCCATTTAGATAAATATCTAAATGCACCTAATAGATATATTTGAAGCTAGAAAAAATCCTGATCTTAATCCTAAAGTATCAGTAAATCAATACATTGACCAGGCAATGATCACAGCAGGTAAATTGCCAGGTTCAGATATTACTAATCTATTCATTAGTTTTACTCAATTACCTAAGTTGGGTATTAATCCTAGATCACATTACAATACACCATTAGGAATTTATGCCTATCCAGCAGATTATGTAGTAGCATCTACTCATGGAAGATATTCCATGGCTACTTTACCTTTTGCTGGTAAACAACCCTATGCTAATATTTTTCAAGGTCGTGGTAATATTGTTCATTTGAATACAATGAGTATACAGGATGAATCTCTCTATAATAATAAACTTTGGGCTTATGCTAACCGATTGCCCAAAATAGATTTCACCAAACATTATGCTCCTCCAGGCAAAGATTGGCCTGACATAGTAGACAACACAATCAATGCCGCAGATGATTACGCAAGGGAAAGTAGGTCACCAGGTGGCAGATTATGGTATACAACTTGGAAATTAAGTGGCTATATAGAGACATATCTAAAAAAACCTGCATCACTAGCATGGAATGAATTATTCAGACAGGTATTAGGTATTGATGGTTGTGTTGATACGGGTAAAGGAATTATACATCCTAGTGAACCCACACAGGCTGTATTTTTTAGTTTGGGTGCGACTAAACTAATTACTACTGTACAAAACAAATATAGCCCTGAGCAAATGTCAGCCGGCGAAGAGCGTGGCTTAAAGATGAAAGAGCAATTAGAAAGATTGCGAGATGCACTAGAAGAGAAAGATTATGGAACAATAATGTGGCAAATACTTCAAGATCGTGCTATTGATGGTGAAAATTTTGATAGTAAGTATTTAATGAAGTATATACCCAAAGATGTTAGATATTTGCTGTATAAAGATTATAAATCAGGTCTAGCACTTGATTTGGGTAAAAAATTAAAAGCAGATGAATTTTTATATTCTTTATCCCAAGATCCTAAGATAATAACTTATTCTCAAATCAAAAATCATGAAAAACTTATTTTTGATACTCTAGATGAGATCAGTGAGATATTTGATAATGCAAATATAGATTTTTGGACTGGTAAAAATATCGCCAAATCGCTTTTTAGTAGATTTTCAAACGATGATCCTAAATTTTTAAAGTTGTTAGTTGATTTATATCCAGGAATGGCTGATTACTTCTATAGTAATTGGGGTGTAGAAGGTGGAAGAAAATATATTTATCAATATGCTCTGAAGAAAATGGAGGAAAATCGTAAATATTATGATCAGGATGAAATCGATAATCTAGTGAATATCATTCAATCTCTAACTGATCAAGAATATTTTGATAGCCAAAAAAAATGAAAACAATAGAAATAATTGAAGCCCGTAAGTATCCTGAACTTAATCCTAAAGTTTCAATAAATCAATATATACGTCAAGCATATGATGCCGTTGCACAATTGCCTAATACTAATTTGAAAAATCTTTTCGTAAGTTTCGTGGCGGTGCCCAAATTAGGAATAAATCCACGATCAAAGTTTAATACACCATTAGGAATTTATGCCTATCCAGCAGGTTATGTTATTTTAAGGGCCGGCGATGATAAAGTGATGCGGCATTCGTTACCTTATGCTGGCGAACAACCATATGCTGCCGTTTTCAGTGCTGGTGGTAATATTATTGATATTAGAAGAATGTCTGCTAATGACGAAGAACTTTATTATGATAAACTAAGAGAGTTCGTAAAACGATTACCAAAAATAAATTTTGATATATACATACCGGACGGAATAGCAAAAGATTGGCCCAGTATACTTGAACTATGTATAAAATTAGCACCAGACAGGGCCAAATTTAAAAATCTTCCAGGTGGAAGATTATGGTATGTAACCTATAGATTTAGTAATTATTATGGTCCAAATTACGGACAAAATTCTATAGTTACCTGGAACAAATTGTTTAGATCAATAGGTATAGATGGTGTAGTAGATGACGGTGCTGGCATAATACATGAAGCAGAACCTACACAGGCCGTATTTTTTAGTTTGGCACCATTACGTGTATTAGGTATTGTAGATAACAAATACAGTCCAGAAACAATTAAAACGCAACAACAAAGAGGGGTAGATACTCAACAAATATTAGCCTCATTTAAACAGGATATAGCAATTGCATTGAAAAACGATGATGTTGAAATATTAAAACCATATTTGATGCGTGACACATTAAACCTTAATGGTTGGGATTGGGAAGTACTTTTTAGTCC